TCTCTTCTGTTGAGCAAAGGCCGCCACTAACTTAGGTGCTTGAGCAGGATTAATTGAATTGACAAGCTGAAGTATCTTGGGTTGGTCTTTTGGATCGTTTATGTCCAAGTTTGCCATCATAGCCTGTGCTTTCTCAGCAGTAGTCCTAGTGTCTGAGCCTGTCATTGCGCCTATGCCTCTGCGTAAACCTGTTGCAAACTTTTGTCCTTGTTGCAACATACGCTGTTCATAGGTGGACGGAATAGCCGCTTGTGCCTGTGGTTGTAATAGCTGAGAAGTCAGCATACCTTGTAAATCTGTTGGGTTAGCCATCTCTACTCTCCTCCGTCATAATCATAATAATCATCATACTCGTCCGTTTCATCCTCTAAATCAGAATAAACAGGATTACCTATCCAATCAGGAAGCCAATCATATTCTCCACCACTACCTCCAAAAAGTTTTTCTAATAAACCACCACCAAAGCTTCCAGTTGTTGGACTTTGTGCGCCTAACACGCTTTGTAATGAAGCGGCTAACTGCTGTTGTCTCAGTTCATTAGCTAACTGACTTCCCTGCATTAAGGACTCAATTCCTCTGCCCCCAAGCTGTGCCTGTAGGTCAGCACCTTGTAGTCTTCCTGCGCTTGCAAACTGTGCAGGGACTTGGCTTTGTCTCAGCATCTCAAGGGCTTGGTTTTGTGGCATATATCCTGCCTGTAGCATACCTGTGCCTAAACCTAAGTTTCCTTGCTGTAGTGCTTGCTGTATCTGTGCACTGGACATATCGGAACGCTGTAAGTTCATAAGGTCTTCTAGTTGCTGTCTACCCATTGTATTGCTTGCTTGTGTCCCTGCAAGACCTAAGTTAGCTAGGGCAGTACCTCGCCCAATACCTGCTGTCTCAAGGTCAGACGCTATACCTGCAAGCTGTCCTGCTGTTGTACCTGCGGTAGTAGCACGAGACAGTCCTTCACTACGTAACTGTGATTCAATCTGCTCTGCACTCAGACCTAGCTGAGACAACTGTGTTGCCCTTGCTTGTGAGGCTGAGTCAAGATCAGACCTAATTCCTGCCATCTGTCCTGCCGCTTGCGTTGTTTGCAAGCCTCTGGACAATCCTTCACTCTCTAGCTGAGATTGTATTTGATCAGCACTTAGACCTAACTGCGTCAACTGGGATGCTCGTGATTGTGCCGCAGATTGTAAGTCAGAGGAAGTACCTGCTAGTCCTGTAGTAAGCCCTGTTAGAGACTGAGCAGTCGCTAGTCCTTGCTGTTGTTCTGCCATAGCTTGCTGTCTAGCTGACAACCCTGCACGAGCCATTGCTTCCTGACGAGCAGTTTCCATAGCTAACAGTTCTGGGGAAGCACCACCGTATGCATCGGAGGAAACACCAGTACGTCCTTGAGCCAACATACGCTCCTCTAAAGCTAAACGCTGACGTTGTTCTTCAGGAGTCTGTGTTGCTCTAATAGACTCATATATGTCAGCCTGTCTTTGTTCAGGTGTAGAAAGAAGCCCTTGACCTGCTTCACCTGCTAGTCCTGCGTACTGTGAGCGTAAAGCCTCTATGTCTGTAGGGGCTGACCTGTCCTGTAAACCTTGCATGCCTAGTCCGTATACTTGACTAGCTACTTGAGAAGGCAAAGTAGACGCAGAGTCTTGTAACCTACTTCCTGCTTGTGAGGTAAGTAAGCCCTGTAAGTTACCAAAACCTTCCTGTCCTTGACCGTATTGTCCTAAGCCTTGGCTACCTAAGCTAAGTGCCTGTTGTCCTAGTGCGCCAATACCTGCATCAGGTTGTTGACCTAAGTAACCACCAACTTGTCCTGCAAATTGACCACGTAGTTGATTGATGTCAAAAGGCTGTCCTGCTCTACCTAATTGTCCCTGCGCGCCTGAGATACCTGCTTGAGTTAAACCTTCCAAACCAGTAGGTTGACCGTACTGTCCTAGTGCTTGACCAAACAGACCACCCATTGCTCCACGTTGTGCGGCTATGGAAGGATCATAAGAACCTGCTTGACCAAAGAATTGACCTGCCTGTCCCAGTGCTTGATTCTGTAATGCTTGTTGTTGTGGGCTAAGGTTTACGTTGTAACCACCTCTGGGATCAGTCTGTACTTGAGCAAGGTTACTTGTGACCGTGTAGGGTTTGAACTGAGAACCTTCAGCCGCACGTTGGCCTATTTGTTCAGCTAAATTAAAACCTGCTTCACCAGTACCATAAGCCGCCTCTATTCCTTCCCTGCCTCCATAATACTGCCCAAAGCTTCCTAATATGTCTTGTAAAGAACCTCCAGTAAATAAACTTCCTAAACCTAACAACCCCATTCCTGTGTCTAAGCCACCAGTGCTAGGAGACATACCTGAGTAGTCCAAAGGAGCATAAGGACTAGTACCACCAGTACCAGTGTTACCACCAGTTAGCACAGGATCGTTAGCTATGCCTGTTGGCTGATAAGGAACTGTACCACTACCTCCTCCATAGTAAGCACCACCACCTGACTGTACGCCAGCTATGCCTGTTGGCTGATAAGGAACTGTACCACTACCTCCTCCATAGTAAGCACCACCACCTGACTGTACGCCAGTACCTATCGGTGGCACATCTTGTCCTGTTTGCCCCAAGTTAGGATCAGAGTAACTACCGCCATACTGTTGCATACCACCTGCAACACCAGAGTTATAACTAGGGTCAAATGCAGGTACATCGGATGCAGAAACACCTGTGCCTATTGGCCCTTGGTCTCCACCGCCTTGTGATGGCATCTTACCTAATGTTTTACCAAATTTAGACTGAAACTCTTCAGGACTAAAGTACGTATTAGCCGCATCACCTGTAAGACCAAATGCAGAGGAGTCTTGCATATATTGATTTGTCTTTGGGTCATAACTAAACGTAGGGAAAATAGAACTACCATCAGAACCAACTTGTGCATTCTGTTGAGCCATTTGGTTCATCCAGTCTACATTGGTTTGGTATGGGTTTGACTGTCCTAAGCTAGGATCAGAAAAAAGGCTAGGGTTGACATAACCACCCATGTTCCGATCAATGTTCCCTGTCAGTCCTTGTTTGTAGGCAGAGGTTTCTCTAAGGTTAGGAAAACCTCCTCCACCAGTGTTACGTAGAGGTTGTTTAGGGGTAAAAGGAGTTAGTTTATTAATTCCTGACACCATAGTAGGGGATACTCCCATCCCTGCTTGTGTTGGTTGATTTCTTAAGGAAGATGTGGGCATACCATATCCCTGCCTTAAGTATTTAGAACTTAGGTCTCCTGCAAACATTGACATTAGTATGATCCTCCAGAAATAGTATCAGCAGATATAGTGCCAGTGACATTTAAAGTAGTAGCTGTAACAGTTCCTGTAAACGTAGGACTAGCTGTGTTTGCTTTTGTTGCACTAGCTGTAGCAATGTTATTAAATTCAGAATCTATTTCTGTACCTTTAACAATTTTATTTGGGTCTCCTGAACTTAGAGAGTCCTTAGTTGCAAAGTTAGTTGTCTTTGTATAATTAGACATTAGATAAGTCTCCCTAGTAAAGCGTGTATGTCAATTTTTTGAATAGAAAAAGCAGAAGCATTTATCTCAGCTTCAATGCCAATAGTTACAACCTCTCCGTTACCACTTGTATTTACCTTTGGAGTGTTTACAACTATAGAGGCTGAGTATTCACCAGTTGTATTGTATTCCGAAACCCCATATTCAGCAAGGGAGGACGAACCAAAAACAAAAGCTTGTTTAGTGTAACTTGAAGTATAGTCATAGCCCCAGTTAAGAGTCGTAGGTGTATTCTGTCCACCTACAATAGTTAAGTTAAACTTCTTTAAAAACTTAAGGTTTGATGTATTACCAAAATCCATTGCATTGCTGAAGTACCTAAGCTGATACTTAGTAGCACCGTCTAAATAAGAAGCATACTTAACAATCCCTGAGTCTATGCCCATATAAAGTTCACCTGTCTCCTGTACGGAAAAAGACAAAGGATATAAAGCAGACCAAGTAGTTGCTCTGTTAGAACCATCCTGTAAAGTAGTTCGCATATCAAAACAATAAACTATGTTACTGTTTGGAAAAGTAAGTAAGTAAAAAGAATCTTCAGGGGAATATACAGATTTAATAGCGTATGTCTGTAAAGGTATTAAAGCCAGTAAATCACTTCTTACATTCTTACTAATGTCTCTCATAGGTAGAGACTTTTCTTGTATTGTCCTACCAAAGCTACGTACACCTGAATCAGATAGGAATATAATGTCCGTACCTGTCTGCTGTACAGAGTCACGAGCAATACAACCAATGCCCTCTATGGTGTCTGTAAGGGTCATAGAAGCAGGAGAGGAAGCCCCTGAGTACACAAGTATAGACTTCTTACCAAAGATGATTAGGAAGCCATTGTGAGCCGCTAGTGCAACTATCTCATCAAAACCAGTAGGCCATACAGTAGTAATGTCTATTGACCCTGAAGAACCTCCTGTCCATGCGTGTCCTGTTAATAAATCAGACCAGTAAACAGTATGTTTATTTCCTGTAACATCTGCTACCCAAAGCCTACCAAATGCAGACAGGACTTCATTACCATAAGGAGGTGTTCCTGTGGCGTGTGAGTGGCTTGAGAACTTCTCAAGAACTCCTGACCCACTTTCATCAGTATAGATTAAGGGTTCATGTCCTCTTTGAAATAAATAAGCATGGTCAGCTAATGACACAATCTTCCAATTATTTCCTGAAGGAGAATAACTAGAAGGTGTTATGTCCGTTAAAGTTGTAGTCCCTGAGAATATTTTATTGTTACCTGCGGATAGTACAACCTTATCACCTGAAGTATCAATATACTCATATATAGTCTCTATGCCACGACTTGAGCCTAGAACGGATGAACCATTAGAACTAACAGTAGTCCAACCTTTCCTTGCACCTACTCTACCTAGCTTGTCTATTACACAGTTGTCCGCAATGGAAGCATAGGAAGGATCAATGCCAACAGGAGAATCCTGAGTATTTATACCCAAGAAAGCAGGTGCGGCTATAGTAAGGTTTTGTAGTTGTTGAGCCATTTAAGAATACCAGATGTTTTCTTCAGGATGTTGAGATGCATCTATAGCTATAGCATCCGCTAACGTATTGTCTGCTAAAGCAAACAACTCAGCCGCACTTGTTCCTCCTGTCTCTCCTCGCTCTCTTGCTCCCAATGCTGTAGCTAGTTGTATTACAGGAGAGGAAGGAACACCCAGTCTTTCTGTGTCCGTTGTGAAGTCCTCTGTACGCAACACTACGTTGAACCTTAACTGATAAACACCATCAGGCTTAGGGTAGACATCTACACCATTATCACCATTTGCATCTACACCGTTAAAGCTATAGAACTGGGGTGAGCCTAAAGGTGGAGTCTCTATTAAGAAAGCATTGTCCATCCAACGAGAACCACGGTACTGCATAAAGAAATCAGAGGTGTCGTTAATGACATCTAACACTTTCATTCTGTTTTGTGAACCAGTTAGGATATAGTTAAAACTAGTAGTATCTGTAGAGACTGTCAATGTGGTACGTAAAGCTGTCCAATCGTAGGAATCTTCCACTGTACGTTTTGCATCATTGACAAACTCTCCTATAAGTTTTGAATAGCTATTCTGTGAGACTGAAGATACTTCGTCCTCTCGTAGTCTCCGCAGTACACTATTAACAAGCTGTAAGTAAGTCATTATTATTCCTATGCGATTGTTGACTGAAACATGGATTCAAAAGGGTCGCGGTATTCTACTTCCTCAAACTCTGGTAAATCTACGCCCACTTGTGTTTTAAATTTAAAGAGATCATCAGAGCCAGT